AATGAACCACTAAAATCTATAAATGTAAATGTGGGATCAAATCTTTTAGTTTTATTTCTTTCTAATAAATGAGATTTAATTAAAAATCCTGTTGAAAATTCAGCTTTAGCAGGAACAAAATCTCTTAACATTTTAAATAATGAACTATCAAAATATGATAATAATTGAACTATATCTGTTATATTTTGTTTTCTAAAGTATTTATCAAAATAGAATTTTTTAACATGATCCAAACCATCATAGGATGATGATAAAGCTAATTTTGGATCACCTATATATTCATCTATATTAAAATATCCTAATTGTTCTGTAATATCTTTATTAATGCTATCCTGTGGTGAAATAGCTACTTCTACATCATTAACATCTAAAGTATACTGGTTAGGAGGAAAAGAATAATCCTGTATAGATACATAAGGTGATAAAGTTGAACCTGAAATTTGGTTTTGGCTTTTATTTATTATTTTATCATCTATTGGATTATAGGCGCCTAAATTAGGAGACTCTACTAAAGCATAGTATTCCGTTGGTTGATAACTTGAACCAGTAAAATTAGTTATTATACCATAAGAAACTGTAGAGGAACCAGTACCTAAGAAGAAAGATGCTGTGGGTACAAATGATCCTGTTATTGAAGGGTGTACCGAAGTTACTTTATTATCTCCATAAGAACCGGATATTTGTAAATCATTTCCTAATGGTAATCTAAAGATTAAATCATACATGGATGATGTAACTTCATTTGATCTTATAGAACGAGGATCTAATACATGTTGGTTAAATGCTGATTCACTTAAAATAGTTGACCACATTCTTACTTCCTGGAAACTACCATCAAATACTACTCCATTAGGTGATAGAACATTATTACTTCCTGTACCACCTAAATGACCATCTAATGTTAAGTTACCCGAAGTATATCTGAAGTCATGCCATGAGCCATTATAAGATGCAGAAGTTGAACCATTTATACTTAAACTTTGAGATGCTTGATATTTTATAAAAGTACCATCCTTACCATTATAATCTGTACTTTTAACAGTTAATGTATAATCTTGATTAGAACCACTATCATATAAGAATACACTACCAGTTTCCCTATTTAATTTTACTGACCACCAACTACCAGAGAAGAATGGGAAATAAATTGGTTCCGTTTTAGCATATCCCTGAGAACCAGATAGGAAAAATCTTAATTCACCATATACTGAATATCTATCATTTAACACAGGACTGTTATATGAAGAGTTAGATGCTGAAGGGTATAATAATTGTATACCAAATTTAGTAGCAGAATCTTGTCTTATTTGGAATAATGATTGACTATAATAAGATGATGATGGAATACCATTTGATTTAAATCTAAATTCTATAGTATCAGGTGTAGCACTAGCAGCTTTTGGTCCATTCCAAGTACCTTCTATTACATTCCAATCTACATTAACAGATTGCCATTCATCTGAAAAGTTAGTTACAAAAGGTAACCAGGGAATATTTACTACACTTGATGATATTGATGAAGTTAGGTATAAAGGATTAGTATTTAAACCATAAGCAAATCTATCTATTATTTGATTTACTGTAGGTACATTCTTTTGATCACCCCCATATTCATTTACTTTTAAAATAGTTTCTGGGATTCCAAAACAATTTATTAATGCTCTTAAACCTTGTCTAGTACCTCTAGTTTTTAGTAAATAAGGTAAATTATTATATATTCTTTTATATACTTCTTTATTTAAAGTATCTGTAGTATTAGCTTCATTAGATACTGAAATATATGTTTCTACTCTTTGAGAACCAGTATCTGGGGTAGCAGAACCAGAAGGGGATAATCCTAATAAATCTTGAAATAAATTTTCATTGGTTCTGTTAGAAGTATATAATTTTATACCTAATGATCTTAAAGTATCAGCTACTAAATCTTTAGAAATACCCTTATCAATTCTATTATCATTATCTTTTATATCACCTATTGCTCTAGTATAAGTCCATAAAGTATCAAAATGTTGTCCTAACATAGAAGATAATAATTCTAAATTAGCATTTTGAGTATCCTCTTTTATATAAGCAGGTAAGGTATTCCAAATATAATTTCTGTTAGTATCATCATATAGTGATGCAGATAATATTTGCCCCCCAAAGAAATCACTATCTTCTTCTTCGGAGCCATACCAAATAGATGCTGATACTGATGTAGAAGGCCAGTTAGTATAAGGAGCAATTGTAGAACCCGATTTGGGCCATGCCTTAGAACCCGAAGTAAAATATAAAAAATATTCATACCCATCAAATTGTTCTATTATTTTATCTATATTATTTTGTAAAGTAGCTTCTGAAGAAGATATATAAGTTTTATCAGTAAGAACTCCTACCCCCTGTAATGTGTTAAGATCAGATTGATATCTTTCAATTAAAATTAATTTTTCTTTAAAATTTTCCAATCTATTATATGCTGAAGAAAAGTGTACAAAATTTTCATATTCATTATAATTTATATTAATGTTTGCACTTTTTTCTTCTAAAATAGATTTAATTTGTTGTAAAGAAGAAGTTAAAGGTGAATCTAAAATTTCACTAACATTTAAATATTTAGTAGATATATTAGCCTTTTCATTTAGATCTATATTGGTATTAGGTCCTCTGAGTAAAATAGTTTCATCATCCTCTTCATCAGGCAATATATTAATATCAACTTTAAAAGTAAATGGATCAGATACCTGTTCTGAAAACCATAAAGTATCTTTTAATTGTAAATCATCTGGGAGAGGTTCATATAATTTTATAAAGATACTAGGTTCTGTAGTAAGAGAAGTATCTAATAGGGTATTAACACCTAATAAAGTAATATTATCTCCAAAATTTAATAAAAAATCTGAATAAAAACTTTTATTAGTTTTAGAATTTATATAGTTAAAATAAGATGTACTTAAGGCATCATATGATAACTCATTGGTAGTTACTCTTAGCTCAGTTCTATCATCTGAAATTTCTTTTATAAAAAATCTTCTACCTTCATTACTTAAAAATAAGTTTCTATAAGGGTAATAGGTAGTATTAAAAGTTCCGGCTTCAAGACCTAAATTTTTTACATCTTGTTCGGGATCTATTTCTATATTATTAAATAAACTAGAAGAAGGATCTGTTAGATTAGTACTATAATCTTGATAATCATAAGAAGAAGTAAGTAATATCCCTCCCTCATCAAAAATATGTAATTCAATTACATCCTGAGGTGCGCCATAATCTCTACTTAATGAAAATGTATTAAATAAATTTTCATCTTTAGGAGTATAGCCTTGATTAATAAACTCCTGAGAGCCTGTAGATATTATATTTACTTCTTCCATTAGACATTAGTGGATAAATTAACAATTTCTTGTTGTGCTGAGAGTAATTGTATTCTTAAATCATTTATTTCATCTAGTAAGGCTTCGATTTCTGCAGATTGACCTGATACTCCAATATATGAAGAACTTCTTTCAACTAAAGCAGCATGAGAACCATTAGCTCCATTTCTTGGAATTTGAAAAAACAATCTATCATATTCTTCAAAAAATTCTGCTACTGTTAATTGATCTGGGATAGCTAAAGGTGTATCTTCTACAGAAACTAATTCCGAGAATTCAGTATTTACTATTTTAGGGTATGAAACTTTACCGTAAACTTCTTTTTCAAATTGTACTTTTTGTTTTGCCATTACCTAACAACTTTAAAATAATTACCTTTATCTTCAATTATAAGAGTTTCACCTTCAACTATAGTTTTAATCATTAGTTGGTAATATCTTTCTGGTTCTAAACCATCCATATGCACTGTAAAATAGTTACTACCACTATCAGCACTTATTTTAGTATATGAAGTATCAAAATCAATTACCATTTGATCCGTTTTGATATCCTTTAATCCCCAATATGAAGAAGAAGTTAATGCCTTTGCATTTAAATATACTGAACTAGTTTGGAATGTTCTAGCGGGATATTTATCCCTTGCTTTTACTCTAAATTTATATACCCCACTATCTTCAAATTCTTGTTTTAAGTTTGTAAATCCTACTACAAAGTCACTTGAGGTTACAGCTGTTAAAGGTGTATCATATGAACTATCATCCCATTTAAATTCTAATTCAGGTGGGTATATAGTATGAGTATCCATAGAAAAATATTGTGTTTCAACATATTCATCTACAAATTCATGTTCATCACCTAATTTTACTATAAATCCATCATTTGAAAAACTAGCTGCTGTCCATAATTTTACTGCATTAGTTACATCTAAGGAAATATCTTTATCACTAGTATATGTAAATGATTGTGATGCTTCGGGATTTACTGTAGTTGAACCCGTATACCAATTTCCTCCTCCTACTGCTGTTCCATAAGATGCAGTTACAAAATTAGTAAAAGCACTAGCAGTCCAAGCATTTGAACCAGATGCTCCTCTAAATCCCCAACAACAACCATCTTCAGTTTTAGGACTATCACTAGTCCTCCCAGTACCCATATCCCAAGCTCCCGAAACTGGGTAAGCATATATTTCATAATCTAGGGGAGCATTTTCAGCATTAGCCAAAAATAATTTTAAATTAGCTTTGTAGTTAGAAGAACCAATCGTATTATCAACTATATCATCTATTGTACTTTGTTTAAATTGTACTAAAGAACGAGCTACAGCAGGTAAATCACCAGCTGCAGATGAATTTATATTTAAACCATTATAATTAGAAATATCTAATATTTCATCTCTGCCAGTATTTTGAGCCGGGTATTGAGATAATATTGTTGTATCTTTTTCGGAAAATAATTTATATACTGCCATTTTTAATTTGTTACTACTTTACCTTGTATATCAGTTAATGGAAATTTAACTTCAAAAATAGATGGATCTAAACATGGATAAACTATTTCATTTATAGTAGCTCCCTTTATATCATATGCAAAAGGTGAGTATCCTCCAGTTTCTCCTACTTTATTTACTATTTCTAATTTTTTTACTGTTTGAACACCTTCTACAGTATCAATTACATTTCTAATATTATTAATGATAAGGGGTTGATTAATTTGTATTTTATCAGTATCAAAAAATGTAATTAATTCAGTTATTATATTATTTAATACTAAACTATTATTATAATTAGGTAATAAAATTACATCAAAATTTATACCTATATTAATAATAAAAGCATCTTTTATATGTACAGAGTCAGTTAACATTCTATATTCAGCCAAATATGTTTTTAGATTTTGTTTTAAAGCCGGATCACAATTAGCTAACTTGCCTTCAGTATCTTTTGAAAGAATATGTAAACATAAAGCATTAGTATTATGTTCATCATATACTGGTAAAAGCTCTGATATTTGTTCATTTTCTTGTGTTACATAAGCTTTATATACTGTACCATATTCTGAAGGTAATGATAAAGACCTTATTATATAATCATCTTTAGTTACTGTTCTTAATTGTGTGGGGAATTGTGCTATTGTATTTAATCTAAGATCTTCAACACTATCACCGTCTCCACCTCCTATAGCTGGTGATGGATTGTTAAATGCTAGAGAATCATTAACTGTGTCTTGTAAAGTAGAATCTAAATTAGCTCCAAAAAACGAAGTACTTCCAGATTCAAAAGTAGTTATAGTATTAGCAGGTACATTAGCCGTTGCCCCTCCTCCAACTAAATAATTTACGGTTAATGTGGTATTAGAAGGTGCTACTCCATAAGCTTTTGTAAATAAAAAATTAGAGGGATCAAAGGCGGTAGTTAATTTATCAACTCCATAGGGTAATCCTAATCCTACATTATCCGGATTAGGTATAATAGTTTCGTCTGGACCCGAAGATATACCCGAACCAAATTGTAGTTGTAATTTATTATCTGTTTTATATCTTGCTATATATCTATAAGGTACTTTTCTAATTTTTAATAAAAAAGGAGTAGTATCATTATATTGTGCAAAATTAGGGTCATTTTGAGCTATATTTTGTTGAGGATCAAAAATAGTTTCTTGGGCTAAAAAAGGTACTTGATAATACAATTGATTATTACTATCATTTACTTGAGTAACTTTTATAATATTAGTATCCTCAATTTCAATTGTAGGAAATTTTTCTGGGGCTCCAAAATCAAAAGTTGCCTGTCTAAATTCTCCGGATACTGCTCTTTTGGTCTTTTTTAATAAGTAAAAATTAGGATTATCACTTGAATCAACAGAATAAACTGATATGTCTGTTGGGTCTGAACTGCTGGAAATTGAAAAATCTATTTTATCTTCAATATAAAAAGGAGTTGCTGATCCTTTTAGTTGTGCTCCTTCCTCTATTATTAATGAATAATTAAAATCAGGTTCTACTAACCCACTTGTTATAGTAGAAGGTACTAATTGAAATACTTCTATATCAACAGTTGAAGCGTTAGTAACTTGGGGAAAATATCCATTATTGTAAGCTAGAGATAATAGATTTTTTTTCTGAGTTGCAAATTCTACAAAATTTTCTTGTACTTGATTATCAGCATAAAATGAAAGAACATCACCTACATAAGAAGCCATCTCAACTAACATTAGTCCCGCAGAGTTTTCTGAAAAGTCATTATAAGTGTTTGGATAATAAATCTCAGCAAATTCTAATAATTTTTGCTTAAATCCATCAAAATCTTTATTTAAATACTGTACTTGTTTAGACTCCGCCATTATTTACATTTATTTGAATATCATCATCAATATTAGTATTGATAACAGAATAATTTATATTTAAAATTGTCTTAGAATTATCTGGATCTAAATCAACGCTTAAACTATTAATCCTAACATTAGGGAAAAATTGATTAACTCCAGATAAAACTAAATCTTCCATTTGAGCTCTAAGAGTATCAGTTAAGGGTTGAAACATTAATTCTCTTAAACCAGAACCAAATCCAGGGTTTAATACTCTTTCTCTTTTACCTGTTAAAAGAAAATTTAATAAATTAGATTTTATAGCATCCTTAGTAGTAAATGTAGTATTAATACCAGTAGCACCATCAAAGGGTATTTTTATACCTACCCCTGTACTAGGTTTTGTATCTAAAATATCTATATTTCTAAATAAATAATCGGCCATTATAATTTACCATTTTCTTTTAAATTATTCATCAAACCAGAAAAGTCAGGTACAGAATCTATACTTACTTGATTTATATCCGAAGTTCTTTGATTAGCTACCATATCATTAACAGAATCTACTACTTTAGTTTCCTGTGATGGAAGACCTCCTTGATAGGAAACAGCATCTTGTGTTGACATGCTATTTAAATTTCTCCAACCTCCATCAGCATGGGTTTGATTTAACATATCTGATATGGCTCCTACTCCCTCAAATAAGGGTTTAGTTGGTTGTTGTTGAGGTTTTGGTTCCTCTATAATATCAGATAATTGAGATTTTTTATTTTTTACTTCTACAACCGGCTTTTTTACTGTTTTAGTTTCAGTTATAGGAGTTTGCATAATTAATGAAAGTTCTTCTTTAATTACTGCTCTTACCTCTTCTCTAATTACTTTTCTAAAAGCTTCTAATTTCATGATTATAAATATTTATTCAACATATTTTTTATTCGTTTAATTTTTTTTCTATTTCTTTTAATCTTTTTTCTATATTAGGATATTTTTGATAAAATTTTTCTTCCTGTTTAATTAAATCAATATTAAGATGTTTTTCTAACCAAGCATCAATTTTTAATAATTGTGAATTAAAACTACTTAAAATTCTGGCAGATGCCAACCTAACAATTACGAATTTAATTATTTGTAATATAAGTGAAATCATTTATCCTCGTTTTTTATTATTAAAATTACCTTCCTTGAATGCTAATTTTTTCCTAATATTTATTTTACCATCTTCATCAATTTTAATTTGATATTTATCTGTAATTCCCTCATTTTGTAATCCAGCATCTATTTCACCTTGGGTATATTTTTGTTTTCTAAGTAATTTAATCCATTTAGGAATTTCTTTCAACTCTATTTTAGTAACAAATGGCTCAAATTCAGGAGCGGGTTTACCTGTAGTAGCCCCACCTCTTTTTCTAAATGATTTTATCGCTCCTTTTATACCACCTTGTTGTTGAGATTGAGCTAATGCATCAAAGGAAACTCTGGCTTTTGCTCTAATACCTAAATACCATTTTTGTGTTTTTTCTTTTACTTCTTCAATTTTATCAGGATTAGGATCTAATCCAGTTAATATATCATCTTTAAGTAATTCAACTAATTCATCTTCAGTCATATCTTCAATTCCAGGTCTATTGAATATATTAGCTAATTGATCTGTAGTTGCGGCATTAAATGTTCCTAAATTACTAGCTAAAGTTTTTAAAGCAGGGGTTTCATCTATAAATTTTTCTAATCCTGCTTGTGCTAAGGCAGGTACATTAATAGGTTTTTTCTTACTACCTCCGGTAGATTTACCTCTATTTTGTATTGGTGCATCTACATTTGATTCAAATGGTTGGTTACCTACTCTAGATTGAACTGGCCTAGCAGGTCTATCTGGTAAAGTAGAAGATGCTTTATCATTATTTTCGGCTTCAATATTAGATACTGCAACTTTATTAGCACCCGCGGTTTTGGCTAAATTCATTGCATCATCATCAGAAGGTTGGTTAGCCTGAGCATCAGTAGTATTTACACCTATAAGTCCTAATTTTATATCTCTATCTATTAAAAATTTAACTTCGTTTACTATTTGAGATAATTTATTTGAAAAAGTTAATTCTGTAGATACAGTAATTCTTTCATCACTATCTAAAGCTATACCTCTTCTTCTAGTGGCTGTTTGTGCATTAACATTATCTTCTATTTCTTCTTGTATTTTTATATTATACCCCCTATAATATTCTTGGAAATTACCAAATCTATCTTCTGGATCTACTTCTTGTACTCTATTATTTCTTTCATTAGCTAATCTATCTGCTTCATTTAGCATGCTAGCTTGAGAATTTCTAAATTTATCAAAAGTATAATATTTTAAATTTCTATTTCTAAAATCTTGTCCCAAAGTATTATTAAAAGCTACTCCCGTAGATAAAGATACTAAATTACCATAAAATATTAAATTACCATCAGCATCAAAACCCATTATAGAATCATTAACAAACATAATTTCACCATTAGGTAATCTAACAAATGATTGTACACCATCTGGGAGTTGGTCCGCTTGTAATCCTCTTCCTGGTGCATTAGGATCATCAGGATAATAATCTTCATTTGGTAATGCTCCAGTTAGTGCTCTTAGAGAGCCTCTGATTTGTTTAACCATACCAGCCATAGCGGATTCCATTCCATTTCCTTTTAATGCTCCACAACTACCTAATTTAGCAGCAAGTGCAGCTCCCTCTTCTATTAAGACTTGTAAAGCTATTTTTAATATAGTTAATTCCCTAATAAGTTGCTCTATAAATTTAGATAGATTATTTAAGAATTTTTGAGCTAATGCTAGAGCTCCCTCAGCTTGATCAATTTTATCTAAAATAATACCAATAATACCAGCAGTAGCAAATATAGCTGGGAATGCAGCCGCAACTGCTTTTACTACTTTTATAAGAACCAAAAATACTTTTATAATTGTAGTAATTACTTTTATGATTCCATTAATAGTTTTTAATAGTGCTAGTACCATACTTACCACTCCTTGTACTATTCTAGCAAAATCTGTAATAAATTTTATAAATTTAGATAATTCTTCAAAGGGTATAACATCTCTTAATATACTATTTAAATTTTCTATAGTATCTTTATAACCAGTAACTAAAGTATTTTGAAAATTTACAATAGGTTCTATTTTTCTAAAAAGATCATTAAATAATCTGGATCCTTCTAATACTTGTCTTGAAGTTAATCCACCAGCTAAAAATTGACTTGTATCATCTATTTCATCAGCTATTGGAGCTGCTCCAATTCCCACAGCATTTATAAAGTCTCCTACTTTAATAAAAGTTTCTCTTATTTTACCTAATCCTGGAAAATTTGGTGGTATTCCTTGTAGAGTATTTAATATATCTGGGAATCCTATTTCCCTTAATTTTTCAGCTACAGTAGCTAGTTCCTGAGATATTTGTTGTACATCACCACTTTGTTGTTTTGTAAATTCAGCATTAAAATTTTCAAATACTAAAGGTTGTTGATCTTTCCCAACTGGTGGGGATGCAGTAGAAGCTTGTTCTATTTGTACATCAAAATTATTACCATCAATTCCAACTACTCTACCAGTCATACTAGCCTTTACTTTAGGATCTACAGAATTAAAAGTTATAGAAGTATCTTGAGTTATAGGGTATGTATTATTATTTGGTAATGGAGGAAATGTTGCTGTAAAGGTTTGGTTTCTTTCTATTCTTACTGCAGTATTAACTGTTACTCCAGTAACATCAGCATTTCCAGGTACAAGAGAAAAATTTCTAAATTCTTCAAATATATCTCTTACTTTACCTTGAAATTCTAAAAATTTTTCTTGCCCCCCACTACCAGGAGGAAAAGCTTTTCCCAGTGCAAATGAAGCTGGGTTGCATAATTCAAAACTATTTAAAGTTCTTAAAATAGTAGTAAGAGAAGTAATACTAGGATCCTTAAAAAATGATAATTGTGCTATCATTTCTTTTTTCTTTTTACCTCCTTCGGCAGCAGCTTGAGCTCTTTCTACAGCATCTATAGTTTTTTTACCATAAATTATATCATTATTAACTTCCGTTAATTTAACAACAAATTTACTAGTAGACTCTTTAGCCTTAGTTATAGCGTCAGGTATTGATCCGTGTTGTCCTGCCATTATTTAGTGAAATTTTGTTTAGATACTAATGTTTCTATTGTACTATCAAATATTTTGACTAATGCCTTAATATGAGATGCTGCAGTTCTACATCCTGCAATAGGAGCACTTGAAGAATCTTCAGCTAATGCTAATGCTTCTTGAACTTTTTGTAATGAAGATGCAAGTTCATTAAATATTTCTATTAATTTATCACCATGTACTAAAGGATGATCAGATTCTTCTCCTATTCCCAATTTAATTGTTTTAGCATTTACTATAAATCCACCTTCTGTATCTACATTAATACTACCCGGTGCAGCTAAAGAAATGGATTTTGCAGAATTTATTAAAATGAAATCATCATTTGCGTTTAAATGTAATCTACCCGAATTTAGTATAATTTGTTTTCCTAAATATGGAAATTGCGGTATGTAGGGTACACTAGGTATATCTTCTCCTACTACGGCCTCACCATCAATTAATTCTGCTGTATCGGCACCGCCTAATTGAGCTGAATCTTGGGGGATAGAATCTAATCCATTAGGTTGATTAAAAGCCTCCTCCATTTTTTTATTAGCTTCAGCTAGGGCTCTTTTAGCCTTTCTCTTTTTTTTCTTAATACCAAATAGAGCATAAGTTATACCTTCGGGTACACCTAAAATATATTGATGAATATCAATTAAAAAATTATATATTTCAATTATAAATTCCATTATCCTCCTCCTCTTATTCTTCTTTTTCTTTGACTTGCCGATTCAGTGGTTGCACTTCCAGTTGGTTGATTTCTATTTCTAATATTTCTTTTTCTTTCGGAAGCTGTAGGGACATCACTTTGGCGTCTATTATTGTCATTACCTCTCCTACTAAATTGTCTTCTTCTTTCTGCAAAACTTAATGGTCTTTGATTTGGATCATTTTCTTTTTCTTGTGATTCCTCAGCAGTTTGATCTACATTAAATTCAAAAGAAGGTACATCACCAACTGATTTTGGTTGTATTATATTATTTCCTATTCCAGGGAATAATGGTCTTGGTCTATTAGGGTCTGTATTAAGATCTGGTTCCACATTCACAGAATCCCTAACTGATGTCATATCATCAGAATTTTTATTAGATGTAAACTGATCACCTAAATCCTCTCCTATTTTTTGAAATTCAGCAGTAGTATCTTCAGGTGGAGTAACATCTATACCATAAGATGTTAAAGTAGAATATGCAATTTGTAAAGGTATATTTTGAGTAGAAGTCATATAAATAGATGATGCATCCGAATTTATATCTTCAAATAAAGGTTCCCATTTATCAAAATCAACACTTAATCTTTGTTGACCATTTCTTATTATAGTAACAGGATCTCCATTTTCTCCATTACTACTCCATGGATTTTGAGGATTGACGGGGAATTTTGAAAAATCATCTTCTAATCTAGTAGTAGAACCAAACCTCATAGATTGCCCAAATCTTCCTTCAAATATAACATCCCCTTCTTGTGGATATAAATTTTGGATATTTCCTTTATCTTCAAAATTATCACCTAATTTTGCTTCGGGTTTTTCATTTTTATCAGAATTTGGTATACCTGCAATTATGGCATTACGAGGATTAGTATTAGTAGTCCCACCTCCACTAGTTTGTGGGGATGGTAAAGCATTTACAGATGTACTATTAAAAATGGAAATAGCACTAGTGTAATAATATTTTAATGCATTAGAATCTCCGTCAGTATATTTTTTATTACTGGGAGCTGCTATTACTAAAACAATTTCATTTATTAAAGGTAATGTTTTAATGTTTTGATTTAATGGAAAAGCTATATTGCCACTACTAACATCTTCAATAGGAGTAGATTGGTTTAACATTTGGAATCTTATACATCCTAAATTATTATATTTTCTGGAATCATTACCGGGTCCCGCTGCCTGGAATAGTGATTTTTTATTTTCGTTAGGTAAAATATTTACATCTACTACTCTTACAGCAATAAACCCTCCAGATGATATACCACCTGAATTATTGTTTGTACTACCACCTAGTTGTGAACTAAAATCAAGCTGGTTTGGCATCCTCTATTACTACTTTTTCCGTTTTTTTATCTAATTCTTGAAGTGAGCTAAATAACATTTCTTTATCTTCATCAGAAAGTAATTCATCACCATCCGCTATTTTACTATTCATAGCACGTTGTACAATGCCCGCCATTTTTATTAACGCATCATCATTTTTAATAGCTAATTCCATATATTCCTTGATTAAAGGAACAATCATAGTAGCTTCGCCTGGTGATGTAATTAATGGTTTTAAACCTTCTATTAAAGAACGCAGTTGCGTTTCTTTATCTTTTTGATTAGTGTGAATTTCTTTTAAAAGATCAGAAAAGTTTTTCTTTCCAAATAATTTTACTTGTGAAAAATCCATAGTCTATGCTTTGGATATAAATATAGATGTACTAAAAGTTTAGAATGCCATACTAACAGTCCCATGTTCAATATATTGAGCCATTAGTTTTTTATATATCTTTTTCATTCGTTTTAAAACTTTAGTAATTTGTGGAGTACTTTGGTCTGTCATCTCACGAATATAAATGTATATAGCTTTTTTATTAAATAATTCTATATGTTCTCTCCTTCTGAATAAAGATAGTATTGCATCAGCTGTTCTAGCATCCTCATGTTTTGGAAAATGATCGAATAAATGTATATCAAAATACTTAATTAAATATTCTATAAATTCGGTAGCTTCATCTTTAGGTTTATCTATAGATTGATTATTAACTAAATCTACTAGTATGGATTGATCATTATCAACGGCATCTACCTCCGCTCTTTGTTTTAATTTTTTATAATTATTGTTATTATAAAGTATTAAATAACGTTTAGCAATAGTACCAAAATAAGAAAATGCTTTACCTTTATCTTGTTTATATAAATGTAACTTTTCTAAAAGAAAAGCAGTTACTTCATG